CGGGGACGCTGCGACCTTGCACCAGTTCCTTGCTCAGTTCGACTGGGGGAATTCCCTAGCCCTTGCACACAATGCGATGTTTGACGGGGCCATACTGCACTGGGTATTCGGCCTTAGCCCTAAAGGTTGGCTGGATACATTGTCGATGGGACGCGCTCTACATGGTACAGAAGTTGGCGGGAGCCTGAAGGTTCTGGCTGCACACTACAACGTAGGGGAAAAGGGTTCCGAGGTTGAGAATGCTATGGGGTTACATCGGGTGGACTTCAGCCCTGAGCATATAACCCGCTACGGCGAGTACTGTAAGAACGATGTGGCTATCACCTATGCGTTGTTCAACGCAATGGCTAAGGACTTCCCACCGATTGAGTTGCGCCTGATAGATATTACGGTGCGTATGTTCACCGAGCCAGTACTACGGTTGGACATGATCCTGCTGAATAGCTACTTGGAGGAGGTGCAAAAGCGCAAGGAGCAAGCACTAGGGGCATACAGCAAGGATGACTTGATGAGCAATAACAGGCTTGCCAACTTGCTCCGTACCCTAGGCGTTGATCCACCAATGAAGGTCAGCCCCGCTAATGGTAAGCAGACCTATGCTTTCTCTAAGACAGACGAGGAATTCAAGGCGTTGCTTGAGCACCCTGACCATAATGTACAAGCTCTAGTAGCTGCTAGGCTTGGTACTAAGTCCACCATCGAAGAGACCCGCACCGAGAGGTTCATCGGCATTGCGTTACGCGGAGCTTTACCTGTACCCCTACGCTACTACGCTGCACACACAGGGCGCTGGGGCGGTGATGACAAGCTGAACCTGCAGAACCTACCCCGCAACTCGGTGCTTAAAAACTGCATCATTGCGCCGGATGGTTACAAGGTACTGGACTCGGACTCATCACAAATTGAAGCGCGTACGCTGGCATGGCTAGCAGGGCAGGATGACTTAGTTGATGCGTTTGAACGTGGGGAGGATGTGTACAAAATAATGGCATCGGCTATCTATAACAAGGCAGAGGCTGACATTACCAAGGCTGAAAGATTTGTAGGAAAGACAACTATTCTCGGTGCAGGGTACGGCATGGGGGCGGCAAAGTTTAAGTTGCAGCTTAAGAACTTTGCGGTAGAAGTCTCGCTTGAGGAAGCTAAGCGCATCATAGACACGTATCGCGCCACATACCCTAAGATCGTAGAGCTATGGAAGTCTGCGGGGGTAGCCCTCAAAGCTATGCTACAGGAGCAGCACACAACATTGGGTCGGAGTGAGTTGCTAAAAGTCGAAGGTGTCGGCGGTATACGGCTACCCAATGGCTTGTACCTACGCTACCCCAACCTACGCCTACAGGACAACGAAGAAGGTCAGACTGAGGTGGTCTACGATACAAGGCGTGGCAAGCAGACATTGGCGAACCGAATCTACGGCGGCAAGGTCATAGAGAACGTATGCCAAGCTCTTGCCCGAATAATCATTGGCGAACAGATGCTTTTGATTGCCAAAAAGTACCGTGTAGTTATGACGGTACATGACGCTGTAGCTTGCGTGATGCCCGATGCGGAAGTTGAACATGCTAAGGAATACGTTGAGCTATGTATGAGACTGCGGCCCAAGTGGGCGCTAGAGTTACCCCTAAATTGTGAGGCAGGATATGGACAAAGTTATGGTGATTGTTGATTATGCATACCCATGCATGATGGCTGAGAAAGCGTTGAAGGATGCACATAACGCTACGATTGAGAGTCGGATTGATGAGGCGATTGAGCATACGTACAAGGCGCTAGTGGAGACAAAAATTATGTTGAACTCACTCAAGCACATGAAGGAGAAAGAAGATGACCGACATTAAGCTAAGTCAGAAGAGTATGACTGCCCTGTTCCGGGGAAAGTTTGAGCCAAGGGTACGAAGGGAGGGCGAGGCTCCCCCGGTTACCTTCAGCCATCTGAAGGACAAACAAATATACAAGTCAGATTGGGCTGCACCAGTAAGGCCGGGGGCAATGGATCATCTAACTGTACGGAGCAAGGGGGATAGCGTATGACCGAGTGGGACTACAAGTACTTGAAGAAGGACTCCTTTCCAACCGGGTTCGAACACAGCTACGCTGACACCGTAGCGGGTGTTGTACGCACAGGGCTGGCTATCGTCGGCCTGTTCGCGGCGGTGTTCGCCATTGGCTTCTGCGCTGGCTACTTCTGGGGGGTGAGATGACTGACGAAGAAATAAAGGTTGCCAAAATCCTGAGCGACTGCCAAGAGATGCTGAAGAGTAGTGGAAACGAAAGTGAGATTCGTAGGCAGCTAACCATAGCCAAGCACATACTCTTTACTCAAACGCTCATGCAGGAAAGGAAGAGCCATGACTGAACCCGTAGCATGGATGGACGGACAAGGGAACCTATACAGGTATCCCGATGATGCTGACCGGGGGCAGACGATGCGGCCCCTGTATTTTGAGCAACCAACGCACCCCAACCTTGAGCAAGTGCTGAACAGCGCAGGGTTTTACCGAAGGAGGGAGTGGGAAGGATTGACGGATGATTTTTGTTACATCGAGGGCAGTCGGGAGGCAGAAAGAATTACTATACCGCCCAAGCGGGAGTGGGTAGGGCTGACGGATGATGAGTTTGATGCGATCGACCCAAAGCTATCCCTATTTCAGTTTCACAAAGCCATTGAAGGCAAACTCAAGGAGAAGAACAATGACTAATAAACCGTGGTCGCAAAAGACCATTGAAGAGCGTTTGGACACAGAAATCAAAGTCTGGGAAGCAGCCTTAGCCCGAGTCGATCACGATGGTACGGCGCTGACTCACGACACATATAACAAAGACCCGTTGCGATACCACACCGCAACCGACTACCAAACATTTGTGCAAACACTTCATTCGATACGGGAGAAGAATAATGGCTAAATTACCATACAAATATACGATCTGTCCTTATCAAGAACCTAAGAAGTTCACCGCAAGCTGCGCGGACATGGGGGTATTACTGAGGAACAGCCCGGATGGTGACTTGACCATCAACCAGAAGCGACTTGGGATGTGGGATTCATGGACTGGCGGCGGGGTTGATATACCCATTGAAGAAAAGCTACACAACATGTTGAAGGAGAGGAAACTATGACGGATGAAAAAGAATTCTTTGAACTGGGCAAGCGTATGCCTGACCGCCTGAACCCAACGCCGGTACAGCGTGAATGGGTAGAAACAAACAACTCCGCTTGCAAGATATTGAGGCAGGTACACGACATGCTGGCGTTAACATCGTTCCCGCCCAAAAGGGAATGGGTCAACCTAACCGACGATGAGATAAAAGAAATCATCGGGTCATGGAGTGACACGCCTGTAAAGGGGTATACCCGCAAGCTGATGGATCAGATTCAGGACAAGCTGAAGGAGAAGAACACATGACTGAAACGCAGGGGTGGTTTATCGTAGTCTGTATGGTGCTGATTACCATACGAATGTTATTGGAGCCTTGAATGACTGAAGAAGACGAAGCCTTTGATGAACTCGATAAGCGCATAAACCGTGTGCTAGAGCATTGGACTCCATTAACTCCCATGACTCAGGCTGAGATAGTTAAGCATTGGGGTAGTTGGATGACTATGTATGTAAGGATGGTAGAAGAGGCGCATGGAATCAAATGAACCCACCCATATCTGAAATAACCCTGCGGGATTACTTTGCAGCAGCAGCCCTACAAGGAATCATGACGCAAAACAATATGAGACTACACCTTATGGACACTGTTGCAGAGCATGCGTATCTTATAGCAGACTTAATGGTGGAAGCCCGTGATGCGCCCAAAAAGTGAACTGACCGGGGGCCGCGCCCGATACATTGCCCCTGACATGAGCGCCAGACTGACCGAGGAGCAGCACGTTATGTTCCTGCGGTTGGGTGGTAGCAAGTGGCTACGGGCAAGGATCAATGAAATAATCAACAAACAGAAGGAACAACACCATGCAAGAACCCGTGACTCCTACCAAACCAAAACGGGTACGGAGGAGAGTAAAGAAGGTACTCGACTTCACCGACCCATTCCAACGCGCCGACCCGAAGCTGCTGGAGAAGATGCATAGGGAGGCTATTAAACGCCGTGTTGGAGATGCGCTGCTATGAACGAGTACCGCATCAAGATTTCAGTACGCAACAACCTGATCCTTGACGCTATTGAGAAGGCGGGTTACACCAGCATACAAAGATTCTGTAGAGATAAGAACATATCCGCAAGCGGAGTCACCGCGCTTATTGCCTTGAAAACCCCACCAATCATGCGGTGTGGCTCCTTCTCCAGCATAGCCAGTCAGTTAATGACAGAACTCTGCATGTTGCCCACCGAGTTGTGGACGGCAGAGCAGCTAACCATGTCGTTGAAACACAATACCTCCTTCCGCAATGTTGGCAAAGAATACCTTCAGCTTAGTTCAGACGAAGCGTTGAAGCTGGTGTTTGATCGGGAGAAGGAAACAAAAGTGGCCGAGGTGCTGGAAACAATGACTCCCCGCAACAAGAAAGTTTTAGAGCTAAGGTTTGGGATTGGTGGTGGTGAACCACTGACGCTGGAGGAGGTTGCAACAGCATTTGATTTAACAAAAGAACGAATACGGCAGATTGAAGCTAAAGCAATTAGGCTTATGAGAGAACCGGAACGTATAAAAGAGTTGGAAAAATTATGAGTATCGTCTGGTCATATAGCAGCCTGAAAACATTTCAGCAATGCCCGAAGAAGTATTACCATACTAAGATAGCCAAGGATATTGCTGAGTCAGATACACAGGCAACGCTGTATGGCAAGTCCGCGCATACGGTAGCTGAAGAGTACATCAGGGACGGTATACCCGTGCCGCCTCAGTTTGCTTATATGCAAGCTACCCTAGATAATCTGAAGGCGATCCCCGGTGAGAAGCACTGCGAGGTAAAGCTAGGGCTAACCAAAGACCTGCGAAGCTGTGAGTTCCACGCCCCGGATGTATGGTGGCACGGCATTGCCGACTTGGTTGTGCTGAATGAAGACAAAAAGCTAGCGTATTCCATAGACTACAAGACAAGTAAGAGCGCACGGTACGCCGACGTAAAGCAGCTTGACCTAGTGGCGGCGGGGTTGTTTGCCAAGTTCCCCAGCATTAAGCGCATCAAGTCGGCGCTGCTCTTCACCGTGAGCAAGGAGTTTATTAAGGCCGAGCACCATGCCGAGATGCTCCCCAAATACGTGCAGAAATCTGCCGAGGATGTTGCACGAATCGAAGCGGCGTTAGAAAATGGAATCTGGAACCCTATAGCAGGGCCACTGTGCAAGTTCTGTGCCGTCAAACAATGCGAATACAACAGGAGTTAAACATGAACGATTACAGTCATTCCCCTTCCCCCCTTGCAAGAAACAGCGACCCAGATACTAGCCATGCAGCGGCTGAAGCCTCTAGTAAGTTCTCCCATATCCATTATGGGCTTATAGTCAACTGCCTGAAGAACTATGGCCCATTGGGGAAGGACGGGATAGCCCGAATCACCAACATGAACGGACGCAGTGATGGTAATGCAGTAGCTCGTAGGATGATAGAACTGCAAAGGATGGGCTACATAGTATTGACAGGCAACAAGGTCAAGTCCATAAGCGGCTGTGATGAGCGCGAGTGGGCTTTTAACACTGAAAAAATTAAGGAGTAATTATGCCGTACGTTAATAAGCCTAGGCCGTACAAAAAGGAGTATGACCAGCAACTTGCCCGTGGTGAGGGCCGCAGTCGGTTGGAACGCCAACGCGCTAGGGAAGCTATAGACAACAAGAACCCAGATCAGAATAAGAACGGCGAAGCAGATATACGGGAAGGCAAAGATGTTGCCCATCGTGTAGCTTTGTCCAAGGGTGGTTCCAACGCTGACGGCACGAAGCTGGAGAGTGCATCGGCCAACCGTTCATTCAAGCGGGGGTCTAACCACAAAGTAGTATCAGAGACTAGTACCAAAGAACGAAAGAAAAAATGAACTTATCAGAGTATGAGTGGCCCCGTCCTCCGGGGTTCACACCGTTCGATCATCAGAAAGTAACATCAGAGTTCTTAACCCTAAACCGCAAGGCATTCTGCTTCAACGAGCAAGGTACAGGTAAGACAGCATCAGTAATCTGGGCAGTCGATTACCTAATGCAGCGCAAGTTAGTGAACCGAGTATTAGTGATCTGCCCCTTGTCGATCATGAAGTCGGCATGGCAGAACGATCTGTTCAAGTTTGCTATCCACCGTACGGTTGCAATCGCTTATGGAGCCGCTAGTAAACGTAAGCAGATCATTCAGGGCAACGCCGAGTTTGTCGTAATTAACTTCGATGGTGTCGGCATCGTCAAGAAAGAGGTTATCAACGGTGGGTTTGATCTTATCGTTGTAGACGAGGCATCGGCGTATAAGAACGCACAGACTAACCGTTGGCGCGACCTGCGGGACTTGATGAAGTCGATCAAGGGGTTGTGGATGCTTACAGGTACACCTGCTGCACAATCACCTGTGGATGCTTACGGATTGGCAAAGCTAATTAACCCGTCGGGTGTGTCTCCGTTCTTTGGGCAGTTCAGGGACACGGTGATGAACAAGATGAGTACGTTTCGTTGGGTTCCTAAGCCGACTGCACAGAACATCGTACATAAAGCATTGCAGCCAGCGATCCGGTTTGAGAAGGCCCAATGCTTAGACCTACCTCCGGTAACATTTGTTAGCAGGGATGCTCCGCTTACTCCACAGCAAAGGAAGTACTACAACATGCTGAAGAAGCAGATGCTAGTAGAGGCTGCGGGTGAAGACATATCAGCGATCAACGCAGCAGCAAAGATAACCAAGCTGCTACAGATTTCTGGCGGCGCAGTCTACACCGATAGACATGAGGTCATTGAGTTCGACGTAAGCAACCGACTGAACGTGGTGCAGGAGGTCATCGAAGAGTCTAGCCACAAGGTGCTGGTGTTTGTCCCGTTCACTCACACCATTGAGCTACTAGAGAAGCACCTGACAAAGAACGGCATAACCTCGGCGGTGATAAACGGCGCAGTCTCCGTCAACAAGCGTTCCGATATTGTCAAGCGGTTCCAAGAGCAACCTGAACCAAAGGTGCTCATCATCCAGCCGAAAGCTGCATCCCACGGGTTAACCCTGACTGCGGCAAACACGGTGATCTGGTATGCTCCGTGTACAAGTGTGGAGACATACCTGCAAGCCAATGCTCGCATAGACAGACCGGGACAAGTGAACAACATGACCGTTGTGCATATCAACGGCAGTCCAATCGAAGCGAAGATGTACGCCATGCTACGTGGCAACATAGACAACCACCAGAAGGTCATCGACCTGTACCGACAAGAAATATCTGCTGAAGACTCTTGACAATGTAAAGAGTTGTGTTACAGTAGACCTCTACCAACAAGGAGCACACATATGGACGATGATGTTCAGGGGGAACAACCCTCTGTACCACTTGACAAGCTGACTGGTATCTACATAAAGATACGGGATAGCAGAGCCGACGTACGGCGCAAGTACGAAGCGTGCGACAAAGAACTAGAAGAGCAGATGCAGGTCATTGAAGACCAGATGCTTGACGTATGCAAGGCCATGAACGCCGATAGCATTCGTACCCCCTATGGCACTATCATTCGCTCAGTAAAGTCACGGTACTGGACGAATGACTGGGATTCAATGTACAACTTCATAGAGGAGCACAGTGCATTTGCCTTGTTAGAACGGAGACTTCATCAGACACACATGAAGGAGTTTCTTTCTGAGAATCCCGACCTGCTACCTATGGGCTTGAACGTAGATAGCGAATACACCGTGGTGGTTAGACGTTCTAAGGAAAAATGAAATGAGTACAGATCAAATACTGCGAGTTAAAGCTATGGAACTAGCAATGCATTACCTCAACGAACATCTTGAGAATGAGCTTGACTTGATCCAAGTAGCAGCCGAAATATATACCTTCATCCAAGGGGAAACCAAATGAGCAACATTACACTTCTCGACCAAGACCTTCCCGATTTCCTGCAGACCGCAGGGGTTAGTGACCTTACGAAGTCTCTCGCTGGCCGTCCCGGTGTTAAGCGCATCGTTCCGAAGAACGGTATCTTCCGCAAGGTAGTCGGCGGTGAAGAGATGGGCAAGATCAAGGGTGGGCTTATGAACGCCATCATTGTCAATGCTTCCCCACATGTAGGCCGCATCTTCTACACAAAGGCTTGGACTCCCGATGCCGAGCCGACTGCACCAGACTGCTTCTCCAACGATGGGCGTGTACCTGACAAGGGCGCAGAGAACCCTCAGTCTGAGCGTTGCGACTCCTGTCCCCAGAACATCAAGGGTTCGGGCATGGGTAGCTCTAAGGCTTGCCGCTACAGCCGTCGCATTGCTGTGGCACTAGAGGAAGACTTTGGTACTTCTCTGGAAGGCGAGATCTATCAAATGAACTTGGCATCCAAGTCCTTGTTTGGTGATAGCGTCGGTGATAACACGCACCCCTTTG